AGACGGTTTATGTCCGTTCTACAGGATCTGCCAACTGGTCATCTTCTACGGGTTGGTCTGCAACGTCTGGTGGTGCTGCGGATGTCACGCAGTTCCCATTAGCGCAAGACACGGCTGTTTTCCCAGACGCAACGTATCCGGCATCTGGTAGCACGATAACGATTGATTTCGCCTACAACATCGGCACGATTGATATGTCGTTGCGGACGAGTAATACGGTGACGCTGGCATATAGTGCTAGCGCAACGATCTACGGCAACTGGATTAATGGAACAGGAACAACACTTAGCGGAACGTCTACATTGACGTTCGCTGGCCGTAGTAGTCAGACGATTACGAGTGCTGGAAAAACGTTTACGCAACCGTTTATTGTGAATTCACCAAGCGGAAGTTTGGTTCTTCAAGACGCATTTACTTGTTCTAATAATACTCCCACTGCTTTTATATTAAATAGTGGAAGTTTCGATGCCAACGGTTTTAACTTTACGTTATCTGGAGCGTCATCTGCATTTGATGGTGCAAATTCAAACATTAGAACAATAGCTATTGGTTCTGGCACTTGGACGATTGCGGGTTCATCTTTGCCTTGGACGACGTCTAATTCCACTAACCTTACCGTTACTGGGACCGGAACAATCAAACTAACTAGCGCATCTGCCAAGACTTTTGCTGGCGGCGGCATCTCCTACTCGGGCATCACGCTTGACCAAGGCGGTGCTGGAACCCTGACCATCACTGGCAACAACACCTTCAAAGACATCACTAACAGCTACAAGGCTACTGGTGCTGCCAACATTACGATTGGCACCACAACGCAAACCGTCAGTCAGTTCACGGCTGCGGGTGAGTCAGGAAGGGTGCTGACAGTACAGGGTTCAAGTGCATCATCACCGGGAACGCTGGTCTTATCCACCACGACAAAGCCCAATGTGGACTATCTGACCATCACAGGGGTAAGAGCTTACAGTCTTGATACGACATGGTATGCCGGAACAAACTCAACGAATAACGGGTCATTGGGGTGGTACTTTGAGGCAGCACCTGCTGCGGCTGCAACTGGAAACTTTTTCTTAATTTTTGGGTGAGTCATGAGCGACGATCTGGATAAACGCCTCTCAGTTCACGAGGCCATTTGTGCCCAGCGCTACGAGAACATTGAAAAGCGTTTGGGTGACGGCAGTCGTCGCATGCGCCACATTGAGTGGCTGCTCTACATCACGATTGCCGCGGTTCTACTCGGTCCTGGTGTTGCGGCCATGTTTGTGAAAAAGCTGCTAGGCATATGATGGATGACAAGACCCACGAGCTAGCAGTTCTTAAAGCGCAAGCCAAGATCCGGCTTGAAGAGCTAAAGGCCCAGGATTCTGCCAAGGAAGTTGCTGGCAAAGCCATCGGTGAAGATGGTCTACTTTACATCTTCCTTATCGTTCTTGTGGGCGTTGGCGCATCCCTCTTTTTAGAAGGCGAAAAAATTGCTGCTGTTATGGGCCTTCTGGGCGCTTCACTTACTGCACTTATTCAAATGTTAAATGGGATTGCTGGCACTGCGCCAAAGCAAGAGAAGCCTGAATTTGAAGTCATCAAAGACTTGATTACACGCCTGGACAAATTGGACCGTGCTGAGCCTCCCATGCAGGTTGATGTTGAGGGCAGCAAGGTAACGGTTAAGAAAGGCGCGGACATCGTAACCGCTAAGGGGTAGAAATGCTGGACATCATAGGCGGTGGTTTGTTTGGCACGATCTTCGGTGGCTTGTTTCGCCTGGCACCTGAAGTTTTAAAGTTCTTGGACCGCAAGAACGAGCGTCAGCATGAGCTTTCCATGTTTAATCGCCAGTGTGAACTCGAGCAGATTCGCGGCGAGATGAAACTTGCCGAGATTGGCGCTGAGCGCGATAAAGCCATCGATACAGGCGTCATGGCAGCATTTGAGGCCGCAATCAATTCTCAGACTGAAATGGCCAAAGCTGCTGGTGGCTGGGTGGCCTCGTTATCAGCGTCAGTCAGACCTGTAGTGACTTACTGGATTCTCGCGATTTGGTCAGCCTCGCATGTCTGGTTTGCCATCATTGCATCGCGTGAAGGCTTGCCTGTGCAGGAAGTCTTCAAGATGATCATGTCGCCCGACTTTGCCGCGCTCGTAGCAGGCACCTTTAACTATTGGTTTCTTGATCGCACTTTGAAGGCTAGAGGGCTTGCGTGAAGCTTGATCTAGCCAAGGAGCTTTGCAAACGCTTTGAAGGGTTCTCAGCAAAGCCTTATTTGTGCCCTGCAGGCGTTTGGACCATCGGGTATGGGTCAACCTACTACCAGAGCGGCGACCGTGTCACCAAGGACGATCCTGAGATTACCAGGGAGTATGCCGAACAATTGCTGATGCATGAGCTTGTGCATACCTATGCCCCTGGCGCAATCAGGCTTTGCCCTATCTTGTTGACGCTGGCCATTCAAAACAAGGACTGGGGCAAGCTGAATGCCATCGTGGACTTTTGCTACAACTTAGGGGTTGGTCGATTGCAAACCTCAACGCTCAGGCGCAAGATCAATCAACAAGACTGGGAAGGCGCTAAAGAGCAACTGAAGCTTTGGGTCCGCGGCGGGGGTAAAGTCCTGCGCGGTTTAGTCATTCGACGCGATGCGGAGTGTGCTCTGCTATGAGTTCAGCAACTAAGTCAGATCCGGCCAAATGGAAGCGCATTGTTGCCTCAGTCAAAGCTTCGGGTAAGGGCGGCAATCCAGGCCAGTGGAGCGCCCGTAAGGCTCAATTAGCAACCCAGAAATACAAGGCCTCAGGCGGGGGTTACAAAGGCCCTAAAAAAGCGGATAATTCGCTCTCAAAGTGGACTAAAGAGGATTGGGGTACGCGCAGTGGCAAGCCCAGCACTCAAGGACCCAAGGCAACTGGCGAGCGTTACTTGCCCAAAGCAGCACGAGAGAAGCTTACCCCTTCTGAATACGCGGCAACAACTCGAGCCAAGCGTGAAGGAATGCGGCAAGGCAAGCAATTTGTGCCCCAGCCCGAATCGATCAAGAAGAAGGTGTGGTAATGGCCTACGCAATGACCTATGACAACTTGGTAACGGACATCCAGCAGTATTTGGAGCGTACCGACGCCGAGACCGTTGCCCGTATTCCCACCTTCATTGGGCTTGCCGAGCAGGTCATTGCCAGCCAAATCAAGTTTTTGGGCAACCTGACCGTGCAAAACAGCACGATGAACGCTGCCAACCCAGTGATTGACAAGCCTGCTCGGTGGCACAAGACAGTTTCCATGAACATCACGGTGGCAGGCAAGCGCTACCCTGTGCTGCTACGAAAGTATGAGTACCTTCGTGAATACTGGCCCGACCCCACGCAAACTGACATTCCTAAGTTCTACTGTGATTACGATTACACGCATTGGTTTGTGGCTCCAACACCGACTCTTGCGTATAGTTTTGAGGTGCTTTACTACGAGAGGGTCCAGCCACTAGACTCAACGAATCAGACCAACTGGTTTACGGTTTACGCGCCTCAAGCACTGCTTTATGGGTCCTTATTGCAGGCTATGCCGTTCTTAAAGAACGACGAGCGTACCCCTGTGTGGCAAGCGCAGTATGACGCCATCATGCAAACCCTCATGGCCGAGGATAAGCTGCGTATCGCTGATCGCCAGGCCGTTGCCGCGGATAGTTAATCATGAGCTATACCAGCCCTTTTACTGGCGATGTTGTCCAGCCTACGGACGTTTCGTATGAATCAATCACGCTAACTGCCAATCTGCAGTTGGTGTGGCCCATCAACGGCAATTTGAGCACCGATACGCCAGCAGCACGCATCATGGATGTGTCAGCATCCAGTGCTGGCCTCGAGTTGCGCATGCCGGCAGCTAATCAAGTCTCTGTCGGTCAAGATGCGCTGATCAAAAATACAGGCGCCAACACTTTTACGGTCAAGACCTATGGTGGCGCAGGCACGATCGTGTCAATTGCCTCGGGCGAAGCCAAGTACATTTATCTGACCGATAACAGTACGACTACGGGAACTTGGTCTAACTTTGAATTTGGTGCTGGAACTTCAAGTGCTGACGCAGCCACGCTTGCTGGTGCTGGCCTTTTGGCATCAGGTTTAACTCTGAATCAAAGTCATCCTGCAATTGGTCTTGTAACGGGCTATACATTCACACCATCGGATCGTGCGCAAACTTATGTATGGACGGGCGGCGTAGCCGCAGCAACACTTCCAGCCGTCGCAACGCTTGGCAATAATTGGTTTACCCTATTTAAAAATAATGGCTCTGGCGCAGTAACGATCAGTACATCGGGCGGCCAGCTAATTGATGGCGCTGCAAGCAAAACATTCAATCCAGCCGAGTCGGCATTCATTATTTGCACGGGTACTGATTACATCACGATAGGCTATGGGGTCAGCCAGACATTTGCCTTCAACGTACTGACCAAAACAGTAACCACAGGAACTTATACGCTTACTGCAAATGAAGCTAGTAATACTATTCAAATTTATACGGGTGTACTTGTTGGCAATGTAACGATTGAATTCCCGCCCGTTAGCAATCTGTATGTCATTTCTAACCAAACCAC